TCTAGAATTAATTGATACATATGCTGAAGCATGGAGTTATTATCTAATTAAGGCAAGTGCTGATTTGGCAATTGAATTTGGTGCTTGCCCTCTAAGCGATCAAACGCAATATGGTATGGGCATCACGCCGAATCAAACGTATAAAGCAGATGTTGATGAATTAGTCAAACCAGCGATTCGTATGGATTGGAAAACACTGCGCAATCAAATGGCACTGTATGGTATTCGTAACTCTACACTCATGGCGCTAATGCCCTCTGAGACCTCCGCACAGATCTCCAACAGTACAAACGGAATAGAACCTCCCCGTTCCTTAGTCTCTGTAAAACAATCAAAGGACGGAGTGCTCAAGCAGGTTGTGCCGAGTATACAGCGACTGAAGAATAAGTATGACTTGCTATGGGATCAAAAGTCTCCAGAAGGTTATCTGAAGATTATGGCAGTACTTCAGAAGTATATTGACCAAGGAATTTCAGTCAATACTTCGTACAATCCCCTTCATTATCCTGAAGAAAAAATTCCAATGTCTGAGATGTTAAAACACGTTTTGATGTTTTATAAGTATGGAGGCAAACAACTTTATTACAACAACACGTTCGATGGCGCAGGTGAGATTGAAGAAACATCTACCCCTGAAGTTACCCCTGAAGTTACCCCTGAAGATGACTGCGAAAGTTGTAAAATCTAAATTAACGGAGGCAGATTAAGTGTCTGTATTTAACACTAAAAAGGTAGATGCAACAACACAACCAGCATTCTTTGGTGCACCTGTAAACATTGCTCGGTATGACAAACAGAAATACAATATCTTTGAGAAACTGACAGACAAGCAATTAGGATTCTTTTGGCGTCCTGAAGAAGTTGATGTCAGTCGTGACAGTAAAGACTTCAAGGCATTGACTGATCATGAGCGACATATCTTCACTAGCAATCTGAAGAGACAAATCCTACTTGACTCAGTACAGGGGCGTGGACCAACAGAAGCATTTTTGCCAATCTGTTCTCTGCCTGAACTTGAGAACTGGATTGTCACTTGGTCATTCAGCGAAACAATTCACTCTCGATCTTATACACACATCATTCGAAACGTATACAGCGATCCAAGTGCTGTGTTCGATGGTATGTTAGATATTCAAGAGATAGTTGATTGTGCGGGTTCTATTTCGAAATATTATGACGATCTGATACAAAATCCTACGAAAGAATCTTTGTGGTTATGTCTGAATGCAGTAAACGCACTTGAAGGCATTCGTTTCTATGTTTCGTTTGCTTGCTCATGGGCATTCGCTGAGTTGAAGAAGATGGAAGGCAATGCGAAGATCATCAAGTTTATTGCGCGCGACGAGAACGTCCACCTCGCTTCAACGCAACAGTTAATCAAACTCCTACCCAAAGAAGATAAAGACTTTGCTCGCATTGCTGAGGAGCACAGAGAAAAGGTTATGGAGATCTTTGAAGATGTAGCGAACCAAGAAAAGCAATGGGCAAAGTATCTGTTCAAAGACGGCACGATGATTGGACTCAATGAAAATCTACTTTCTGAGTATGTTGATTGGATTACAAATAAAAGAATGTATGCTATTGGCCTATCAAGTAACCGTGGCGGCAGCAATCCACTGCCTTGGACACAAAAGTGGATTAGTGGGGGTGAGGTGCAAGTTGCTCCTCAAGAAACAGAAATCACATCATATGTGATTGGTGGTATTAAGAAAGACTTGGATGAGTCTACATTTAAAGGATTCTCATTATAATGAAAAAGAAAAGAATCAATTGTCAATCGTGTGAAACGAAAACCGACATCATCGTTTGGGAAGCGAATATGCCGGAAGAAGAAGTTGAATTGAGTTACTGCCCTGTATGCAGTGCGCATATAGATGACTTCGATATGTATATTCAGGACGAAGAATGAGTTATCCCAATCCTTGGTTATATCAAGGAGAAGTATTTGAGACAGAAATGATCGGCGACTATTATGGTTTCGTTTATCTACTACACAATCAATCTACCGAAAAGTTTTATGTTGGTAAGAAATTTTTCTGGTCATCAAAAATACTCCCAGTGACAAAGACTCGTAAGCGAAGAAAGAAAACGAAAGTTGAGTCAGACTGGAAAAAGTATTATGGTTCTAACACGCAATTAAAAGGCGAGATAGAAGAAAAAGGTATTGACATTGTATCCCGAAATATATTATGGTTATGTAATACAAAGACTCAATGCGCATACTATGAGTTGGTTGAGCAGGTCAATCGACGTGTTTTATTGAGTGATAAGTATTATAATGACTTTATTGGTGGCAAGATCACCGGAAGATTTTTAACTGAGATAAAACAAAATGATCAAGATATACTCTAAACTTGGATGTTCTTATTGCGTAGCAGCAATTCGTTTGGCAGAAATGAAAAACAAAGAATATCAAGAAATTAAAATTGGAGAGGATATTAGTCGCGAAGAGTTTGTTGAAAAATATCCTGAGGTTGCAACAGTTCCAGCAATCTTCATTGATGATGAATTTATTGGTGGGTTTAAAGAATTGAAGATGAGGATTCAATAATTATGCAGGAACGAGTAACACGCATTAAGAAAACTGGTGAGATTGTATATCCAGTTGGACCGGCAGACAGTATGCACACATATTGTCTTTTCAAACATCCGAGGCGAACTAAGAAAGGCAACGTTGCCGATATTCGCCCAGTAAAGAATGATCATTTAACTCGAGACGGTGAAGTATAATGGCAGAAATTTGTGATGGCGTTTATTTGACAAATGATACAAACGTAAATTCAAAAGGCGGCACTGAGCGACTGACTCAAGAACTTGCCAAACGAGCAGACCCTGACCTCCTGAAAGAATGTCAGATTATCTCATCCCGTATTCGTAGCGACCTACAAGAAGATAAGATTCGCATTTTCTGGGCGCACGATCTTCCTAATGATCCTGAGTCCGAGTTCCTAAAAGACAGGAATATGGTAAACAGTTTTCATCTATTTGTTTTCGTTTCTAACTGGCAGATGCAAGCATACATTAACACGTATCAGTTACCATGGTCGAAGTGTATTGTAATGTTAAATGCTATCGACCCAGTTGAAGAACACAAGAAACCTGATGACGGCAAGATTAATTTAATTTATCACTCCACTCCGCACCGAGGATTGGACATTTTAGTTCCGGTGTTTATGAAGTTATCTGAAAAGCACGATAATATTCATTTGAACGTATATTCTTCTTTCGAGATTTACGGTTGGAAAGAACGTGATCAACAACACACCGAACTGTTTGACTTGATTAACAGTCATGCTCATATGACTAATCATGGTTCAGTTCCTAATCGTGAAATTCATGAGGCACTCCAGAACTCACATATTCTAGCATATCCTTCTACTTGGCCAGAAACTTCTTGTATGGTTCTTATGGAAGCGATGTCTGCTGGTTTGGTTTGTGTACACTCTAACTATGCTGCTCTTTATGAAACTGCGGCAAATTGGACTCAGATGTATCAGATACATGAAGATAAAGCGAAACACGCAGGAGTGTTTTATAATATGCTAGACGCTGCAATTACACACTACAACCAACCTGTAATGCAGTCTCGCCTTTCTCCAATGCAAAGTTACGCAAATGTTTTCTACACTTGGAATGGACGCATTGCTCAATGGAACTCTCTACTGAATTCTCTGATTCGAAGCGTTGACGATCGGTCAATACCCAAAGAGACTTTCAGTTATAAAGTCGGGTGAGTTATGAATGCAAACTGCGTGAGTAATGTTATTCGATTTCCTGTCGAGAAAAGATTGCAAGCAATTAATGCAGAAGAAGAAGTTGGACTAGAAATAATTGAAAATTATGTTGATGATTTGACTTCTGATGTTCTTTCTTCTTTCATCGAGTCGGGATATCCCGTTGAAGGTGATGATTATATACAGGACATATCCCTTGTATTTGAGTCAATCCGATCGCTAACCTTCAAGTCCAACAGTATCTGGCATCCTGTTCAAGACCTTGCAGATACTATGTATGCGGATGCGGTCAGATTAATTACTGATGATCGTCAATTATCTCTTGACTTTGGTGAAGAAAAAGAATAATATTATAAAAAATGATTAGGAAAATATCATGATTATTGTTGATATGAACCAAGTGATGATTGCTTCTTTAATGGCATCACTACGTGGACAACCGCATGTTGAAGAAAATTTAATACGGCATATGGTTTTAAATACTCTCCGAGTCAATCGACTCAAATTTAAAGATCAGTTTGGTGATATGGTTATCGCTTGTGACGATAAGAACTATTGGCGCAAACAGATCTTTCCTTACTATAAAGCAAGTCGCAAGCAGATGCGTGAAAAGTCTCCCCTTGACTGGAACGCAATCTTTCAAACCTTGAATAAGATACGAGACGAGATTCGAGACAACTTCCCTTATCCTGTAATCCGTGTTGAGTCTGCTGAAGCAGATGATATCATTGCATCTTTCTGCCATGAGAATGGTCGAGAGTTGGGCGGTGATCCCATTCTGATTCTCTCAGGCGACAAAGACTTTATGCAACTTCAGAAGTATGCGAATGTGAAACAGTATGACCCTGTACGCAAGCGATTCCTTGAATGCTCTGATCCAAATAAGTTTTTGGTTGAGCATATCCTTCGT